CGGCAATAACGGCGGATTTTAGCCGTGGAATGAATACCGCTAGTTCAAAACTATCGGCGTTCGGTCAAAAAGCCAAACAAATCGGTTCCCAATTAAAATCAATACAACTTCCTTTAGCAATTGCCGGTGGTGCCGCGGTTAAACTTGCCGTTGACTTTGACAAGTCAATGACGCAAATACAATCATTGGTTGGTATTGCAGGCGATGAAGTTGAAAAGATGGGTGAACGCGCCAAAAAAATGGCATCCGATACGGGGCAATCCGCAACCGCCGCCGCCGAATCATTGTTCTTTATTACTTCCGCCGGTTTACGCGGTGAAGAAGCGATGCAAGTTTTGGAAGCGTCTTTGAAATCCGCCGCCATTGGTTTAGGTGAAGCCAAGACCGTTGCCGATCTTGCGACTTCCGCAATGAACGCTTATGGATCCGCTACGCTTTCCGCTACGGGTGCAACCGATGTTTTAGGTGCCGCAGTTCGTGAAGGTAAATTGGAAGCATCAACCCTTGCTACGGCAATGGGCGGGGTGTTACCGGTGGCTTCAAATATGGGCGTACAATTCCACGAAGTGGGTGCCGCATTCGCCGCGATGTCGCGAACCGGTACTGGTGCTTCCGAAGCCGCAACGCAATTAAATAGTATTATGATGGCGATTATGAAGCCAACAGAAGATGCTAAAAACGCGTTGGATGAACTTAATTTGTCAAGTGAAGGGTTACGCCAACAAATAAAAGATAAAGGGCTTCTTGATGTATTTATGACCTTAAAGAACGCTTCGGATCAAAATTCCGCCGCGTTCGAAAGGGTATTTGGAAACATTCGTGCATTAAAAGGTATTATGGATTTAACCGGTGCCGGTTTTGAATCGACAAGGGTTATTTTCGATAATATGGCGGACACCGCCGGATTTACCGCAGATGCATTTGATAAAACTGCCGAATCCGCATCGTTTCAATTAACTAAAGCGATGAATGAAGTAAAGGTTGCCTTTACCGAAACCGGATCGGTTGTGTTAAAAGAATTACTTCCATATTTCAAACAATTTGCGGAATTCGTTAAACGCTTATTCGAAAGGTTTAGCAACCTAGAAGATGGCACCAAAAAAGCCATTGTACAATTTGGCGCCTTGTTGCTTATAGCACCAACCGTTATTTCGGTCGTCGGAAATATGGCAACCGCATTTGGAACACTTTCAAAAGCGATTTCGTTTATGACTTCGGCGCAAGGAATTGCAGGAATGTCAAAACTTTTATCCGGATTAACTTCACCCGCCGGAATTGCCGTTGCCGCAGTTGGAACGGTTATTTTGGCATTTGATAAACTTACGGATTCAATTGCCCCGAATGTTAGTCTTTTAGAAAAGTTATTTATTGCCGCGCAAGCGCTTACTTCACCTGCCGCCGCAATGGCGGGGCTTATGGGCGCCGAAGTTCAAGCCAAGGCGGATAAAGGCATAATTACCGGTAAAAGACAAAGTATTCCTTTCAATGAACTTGACGCGTCAATAGCGCAAGCCAATGGATCATTGCAATCGCAAATGCAACCTACCCTTGTGGGTATCAAACAAGAAATGGCTTTTGTAGGGCAAAAAGGTGTTGCCGCATTTGAATCATTAAAACCGGTTGTTACTTCGGTAAACGATGGACTTACAAGAACAAGGGATAAGGGAATGGAACTTGTTCAATCATTTGCATCAATAGGATTAAATGCCGGTGCGGTGTTTAGACAAGTTTCGATGGGATTACAACAATCATTTGAAGCGATGCTTAATGGCGAAAGTTTCATTGATACTTTAAAACAAACAATTGGCGGACTTATAAAAAGATTACTTGCCGCCGCCGCCGCCGCCGCTATTTTATCCGCAATATTAAGTGGACTTGGAATCGGCGCCATTGGTGGGGCAAAAACTTCTTTTAAAGGGTTATTCGCGAATATTTCCGGAATGGGTGCTTTTGCAAATGGTGGAATCGTTTCTTCGCCTACCCTTGGACTTGTTGGCGAATATGCCGGAGCAAGATCAAACCCCGAAGTGATCGCACCGCTTGATCGTTTAAAATCGTTGATGGGCGATAGTGGTGGAAACAATGTAAATGTAAGCGGACAATTTAGGGTTGATGGTCAAGATTTAGTCGTTGCCCTAGAACGCGCAAACAAACAAAGAAATAACTTCGTCTAATGGCTTACGGACTAATTTACAATTTGAATTTTGCTAGTAATATTGGCGACCGAAAACATTTGTTGTCGATTTACAAAGATGGTCACACGGCGACGATTACCACAAGCGATAATAATATCATTGGAACGCAAGAACCGGTGGTTGTGGTATGGGATAACAACGACGATATTTATAATAATATTATGGGATCAAGGTTGGAAATCAATCTTTATTCCGATCCGGTGAAACAAATTGACGTTGCCGATATTTTGACCGGTACAAGCCCAAGTCGTTACAAGGTTATTTTATCTTGTGAAAATCCTTTGGGTGTACTGGAACCATATTGGGAAGGATATATTTCAAACGCGACGTTCGAGCAGGGAATAAGTAGCACGCCGAAACCATATAAATTAATTGCAACCGATCTTTTAAGTACATTAAAAAACGTGTACACAACCGATGGAACGGCGGTAATCAATAGTTCGGAAACGGTAATTAAATACATTGACAACGTATTCGGATTTTTACCGCAAGTGTACAATTACAAGATTAGCAACAATATCGAATTAAAACCTTACAAGTTTTTCTTTAATCCGGCGGAGAATCCCAACCAATTTACCAAGATGCATCAACTGCAATGGGTAGCGCCTTTTAAGAACGGTTTTGATCTTGCCTTTGATAACGCTTACGATTACCTTCAAAACACGCTTAAACCGTTTAATTCGCGCCTTTTTTACGCCAATGGTTACTGGCATATCATAAACAATTGTTCTTATGCCGATACCGCTGAATTTGATTATTTCGATACAAGCGGCGTTTATAGTTCAACGGCTAGTGAAAACGTTGTTAAAACGATACCAACCGATTTAATTCCGATCAATAACGATTTAAATATTCGTTACGATTCGCCTTACGATGTGGTTGAAATGATCGTGAACAATAACCCGTATGCAACGCAATTCGAAATTGACAACGTTGGTGCGGAAATAAATAACCTAACGCCTTACCCAAGTTTTGAAACAAAGGTGAACGGCATATTATTCAATAATACTTATTATTCGGACAATTATAGCCCAATTGAAAGTTCGCACGTCAAGGTTGGAAATTATTCGATTAAAACACAAAACTTTATTCGAAGCGGAACACCAACGCAAAAAATTATGGATACTGGATTCCAAGGCGACTTTCAATGGGATGCAACCGGAACAATCTATTTTTATACAAGTTTTTATTTAGGATTAGTTGGTGACGATTCCAATGACGTTTTCATTTATTATTCGCTTTTAAGGGAAACAAGCGGAAGTTCATTGGGTACAAATCCAACGCGATCATATTACAACGGTTCAACTTGGGTGAATTACACCAATGAAGCCAATGCAACCAAATTAAGTATTCGCGAACAAACGGCGCCACAAGAACAATGGGTTGATGTAACGCAAAACATAATTACAACGGGTTCAAATTTATGGGCGCGTTATCGAATCATTTTGTGGCAACCAAAATATAACGATGTTTTAGGATCGCCAATATTCCATTTTGATCAAGTTTTATTGTCGCGTAAAAATTCACTCAACTTCGACAAGCCAATCCGAACCATAAGCAAATTGGCAAGTTCTACAAGACGAAACAAAAAACTGGTTTACGAATTTGATTCGTTTTATCCGGTTTATTTATTTGGAACGCTAGTCAAAACCGATACAATCGAACCGGATTATTTGGCGCAATTAAACGAAGTGTTGTCGCAACAAATACTAAACGATAACCGTACGCACATTAAACGGTACACGATCACTTGCACCCCGAACAATAATCAATTTATTTATCCGTATCACAAGATCGGAATAAACTTTAGCGGTTATTCTAGCGACGCCAATGGGATCATTGATCGGATGCGGTTTTTACCGAAATCAAATTTGTATGAATTAGAATTTCACGAACCGAATCAAGCCACAAACGTTTCGATCAATATGCAGATCACCGGATAATATTTAAAAGCCCCCTTTCCTTGTTTGCGGGAACCCCGTTGATCTTAATTGGTCGCGGGGTTTTTTATTTTTTTTTGCATTTTTTTCTAAAATATTTTTTTGAATCAAAAATTAATTTTATATTTACAACGTAAAACAAAACAAAACAACTTTAAAAATCAACGTTATGAAATTATCGCTTAACAAAACCGGAATTAGCAGATACCAAAAAAGATCGGGTAACATATTAGTTACTGTTGAAAAGCAGCCTTTTACTGAAATTTGGACTGGTTGTATTGAGAATATGACACATTTTGCAAAAGACTTTAACGGTAACGATGTAGAAATGGGCGAAGAACTTTTTACTTGGAAATCGAGTACTAAAAAAGAAGTTTATTCAGCTTTAACTAGTTACCTTTTAAACAATTAAACCAACCGCCCCTTCGGGGGCTTTTAATTCAACTGTTATGATTTTAAAATTTGGAAAATACAAAGGCGAAAAATTTCAAGACACGCCAATTTCATATCAAAATTGGCTAATGAAACAAGATTGGTTTAACAAGCCTAAAACGGTAAAAAAAGCAATTCCATTACATAAACAACTTAACGGTTGGGATGGGTATTCTAGGAAAGGCGAAGCGGTTTATAACGCGATTTTCGAACAAGAAAAAGCCGAATGGAATGCTTACGATAAGCGCCAAGGATGGTATGAAGAAGATGGAATGTATTTCGGGATGTAATAACGCCCCTTCGGGGGCATTTTTTTGATAACTATGAATGAATTTGAATTTGAATTTGTGAATGAATTGAAACGACTTGGGTTTAAGAAATCCGAAGTTGTTGCGGCGATGAAAATATCGCAACCAACCCTTGATTCAAGGCTTAAAGAACCGACCAAGTTTAAACGGGCGGAACTTTCAAAATTGATTGATATGGGTTTTAAGATGAACGGTATTGACGCCGAAATCAAAAGAAGATTAAACGACTACTTAAAAATTGCGAAATGAACTTACTAACTAAACCGCTTACTATTGACGAAATCGAATTTCGTGTACAATCAATTAATGCCAAGGGCGCAATCATTTTACCTTACAAGGATGCACGGGCGGATATGATCCGACTTGATGAAGCGGTTGGCGCCAACAATTGGAAGCGCGAACACAAGGTTATCAACGGTCACAATTATTGTATTGTTTCAATTTGGGATCAAGACAAGAACCAATGGGTTGACAAAATGGATGTAGGTACCGAATCAAACACCGAAGCCGTAAAAGGTGAAGCAAGCGACGCATTTAAACGGGCTTGCTTTAATTGGGGTATCGGTCGGGAATTATACGATTACCCGCTTATCTTTGTCAAACTAACGAATGAAGAACTTGCAAACACTAAAATATTCCAATATCGACTTCGCGACTGGAAATGGCATTCTGAATTTGACAACGGAAAACTAACTTACCTAGGCGCACACGATGGCAAAACAATTCGCTTCGAATACGGAAAGCGAAAAACAATAAACAAACGCTAATTTTTTAATTTTTTATTTATGGCAACTATTTATGTTGAAGGGATTCGATCATTCCCACCGCGCGACAACGCGCCCGAATTTGTAATCGGAAACGGTGTTTTTACACCACGCCAATTGATGGATTTCTTTAAGAAACCGGAAGTGGTTGAACACTTTACCGAATACAAAGGCGACAAACAAGTGAAGTTTCAAGTTTTAAAAGGTCGGGATGGTTCTTTGAACTTTGTGATCGATACTTTCAAACCGGAAACAAAAGGTGAAACCGTTGCGGCGTCAAACGACGATTCGGATTTACCATTTTAATTAAAACGGGGCGTTTCGGCGCCCCTAATTAAAACTATTATGAACGAAGATTTAATTGATTACAACGATCCGGAATTCCTTAAAGAACACGTCAAAACGCTAAAGGAAAACCTATTGAATTGCCACAATGAATTGCAAATGATTTACGGGCAATTGAACGTTTCAAAGGATTATATCAAACACCTAGAGGCGCAAAACTTAAAATTAAAAATTGAATTAACCATCCACGGTATAGAACTAAAAGATGAAGAAGATATTTGATACTAACGCAGAATATCACGCGCACGATAGTATAAGCGCAAGCGGATTAAAAAGCATTGTAAAATTTAAAGGATCGGTTCGCGAATTTTTGGCGCAAACCTACAAATCAAATGCATCGTTTGATTTTGGTAACGCGATCCACACGTTATTGTTGGAAGGGCGTAAGAAATACGAAAGCGATTATTATGAACTTCCCGAAATCGGTGACTTGCGTACAAAGGCAAACAAAGAATTAAAAGCACAACTTATTGAAAAGGCGGGAAACCGAAACGTTATTGACTTCAAAGATGTACAAGTAATCCGCGAAATCGAACGCCAATTTTACGCGAATCCATTGGCGGTTAAATTATGCAAAGGCGATATTGAATTGTCGCATTATGCCGAATACAATGGTGTTCCGGTTCGTGTTCGCCCTGACTGCGTAAACTACGAATTGAACTTTATTTCAGACGTGAAAAGCACCAAGTCAATTATGGATTTTGAACAAGATATTTGGTTTTACAATTACCACGTTCAAGCGGCATTCTATTGCACGATCCTAGGTTTGCCAATAGAAAACTGGCGTTTCATCGCAGTCAAGAACAATATTCAATATGACGATCCAAGGCATCCCGAAACAATGGTTCGCGTTGTAAAACTAAACGATCGAATGATTGAATTAGGTTTTGAAAAAATGCAATACGCATTTGACCGTTGGAAACATTACGTTGAAACTGGCGAAGCGCTAGGAATCGATTCACCATTGGATAATTTAGATATTGAAATACTATGAAAACACCTTGTTCAAACCACGCTTACGAAGCGACTTTTGATGAACTAATTGAATCCGTTAAATTATGGGCGGATAGTCGCGGACTAATTAATCCGGACAATGTAAAATCACAAATGCTAAAAGTCGTTGAAGAAGTTGGCGAAACCGCCGCTTCAATTGCAAGAAACGATCGATCACTTATCAAAGATGGAATTGGTGATTCATTCGTTACGCTTATAATCCTTTCGTTACAAGTTGGGGTTGATCCAACTGAATGCCTTCAAGTGGCTTGGGATGAAATCAAAGACCGAAAAGGAAAAACACAAAACGGGGTATTTATAAAAGAACAATAAAATGGCAACAAAAAAGCAAATCAAGGAATTTTGGGAGGGAACAACAAACAAAGACTTTCCGGTTTATAGTGGGGTGATGCGATACTTTCCCCTTGCATTAAAAGAAGTAGCACGAATAAGTGTTCAAGGTAACGTTCAACACAATGAAGGCGTAGATTTCTTGTACTGGGATCGCAAAAAGTCTTATGACCACGCCGACGCACTAGCACGCCATTTAATGAACGCGGGATTCACCGACGACGATGGTATGCTACATTCGGCAAAAGTCGCTTGGCGCGCCCTTGCAATGTTACAAGTTGAACTTGAAGATCGGCTTTCGGATGGCATCGTTGAATAATATCATTTTGCGGGCAATAAGCGATGAATTGCAATTGGATTTATCGCGGCGAACTAGAAAACGCGAATACGTTGAAGGGCGCATTATTTATTACGATTTATGCCGTAATTATTTGAGTATGTCGCTTGAATCAATAGGTAATACACTCAATTATAATCACGCCACGGTGTTGCATTCACTAAAGCAATGCAAGAACCTTCGTGAAGTCGATATTGCGTTTAAAGTAAAATATGACTTAATTTTACAAAAAGTTGATAACAAAATTGGTATCGTGGCAAACAATTATGATAAATACCTTGGCAAAGAAGATGTACTTCAACGAAGTGTTATTGCCTACTTAAAAGCGCAATATCCGGAAGCGTTCGTGGTTCATATTCCAAACGAAGGGCGACGATCATTTTTTGAGCGATACAAGTTCAAGGTGTTGGGCGGTGTTTCCGGAATGCCGGATATTATGATTTTTAACCCGAATAAAAAGCGCAACGGTTTAGCTGTTGAATTAAAAGCGGGTACAAATAAACCGACAAAGAACCAACTTGAATGCCTTCAAAAGTTGCAAAATTACAATTGGGAAGCATTTTGGTCGGCGGATTTTGAATATATTAAACAACGAATCGACCAATATTTTACCGATGTGGATTAGCAAACGCGTTTACTGGAACGAAGATGACCAACGTATTAGATGGACACAAAACCACACTTACGATGGTAACATTTCATTTGTCTTTGTAGGCAATATGACCGAACCCGAATTTGATTTATTGTTGGAAGTTCTTTTTGAATTGTACGATGACGACAAGATTTCCCTTGAAGATTTCTTGATCATTTTCAACGAAATTAGAATTTTCTGCGACCGGATCAAGGGATATTTAGAAGAATAAACTAGAAAAAAACGTATGGAAATCGGCGTTGTAATTAAGCCCAAAAGGCTTGATCGGTACACTATCACCCCTTTATCAATCTTGCGCCACAATGAATTGTCAATGGCGGCAACGGGATTATTCGTTTGGCTTTATAGCCACGAAGCGGGGCGACAAATGACTATTGAATTTATGGATGGGCATTTTAAGGATGGTAAAGATGCGATTCGTTCACGGCTTACCGAATTGGAATCACACGGTTTTTTAATCCGCCACAAGGTTCGTATGGGATCGCGTTTTGTTTACAATTACGAACTGGTTGACGATTTAAAAATGGGGGTTGGAAAATCCGACCTAGGAAAATCCGACGTCGGAATTTCGGCATCGGAAAATCCCACACAAAGTATAAATAAGATTAATAAGATTAATAAGATTAATAAGATTGACAATAGTATTAATAAGATTGATAAGATTAATAAGATTAAAAAAAGAATAATATTCCCCGAAATTGTTCTAAACGCCTATGAACATATCGTTACACAATTTCCGGAACGCTATCGACCTTCAACAAAACAACACAAGGAAAAGTGGTTGGATACAATCGACAAGATCAATCGAATTGACAAAGTTTCGCCACGCAAGTTGTATTTGCTTATTCAAGAAGTATTAAAGGATGACTTTTGGCGCCAAAACCTTTTGACGATTCACAAGCTACGGCAACGAAACAAACAAGGCGTTCTTTGGATCGATGTATTTATGGAACGATACGGAAAACAATTTGAAAAACTAGACTTATGATAACACTACCGATTGAAGAAGAAATGATTGTTCGCGCAACGGCTTATGTCGATAGCCGTAAAATTGGAAGGCGCAAAACATTTAATGGCAACCGTACAAATCAAGTTGTCGGAATTACCGGTGAACTTATGGTTGCCGAATTACTTGGAATGCAACTTCCGGAAAATCACGAATTCGATGGCGGTTGGGATTTTAGCATCAACGGAAAACAAATCGATGTTAAAACCGTTGGGCGTACTTCGGTAGCTAAACCCGAATATCATTCCAACGTAATTGAAGCGCAAATTCATTTCAAGGCAACGCACTTTTTGTTTTGTTCCCTTAACAAGCCAAAACGCGAACTAACCATTTGCGGGTTTATATCAAAAGAAGATTTCCTTGCCAAGTCAACTTTTTACCGCAAGGGCGATACCTTCACAAGAACCAATGGCGAAACGATGACGCTTAACGCCGCAGGATATTTTATTTTAAATAAGGACTTGATTCAAATAAATTCCATTGCCGAATTAAAAGAACTTCTTATTTTCAACTAACTAAACAAACTATTATGGACTTGCAAGGATTTTATGACTTGGGCATTCAACCCAAGGCGGGGATCATTGAACAAAAACTTATTTGCCCCAAATGTTCACCGGAACGAAAAAACAAACAAGACAAGTGTTTATCGGTAAACATAGAAAAAGGATTTTACAACTGCCACCATTGCGGTTGGTCGGGTAATGTAAAACTTACCGAAAAAAAGGATTTCTTTATTCCAACACCGATTGAACTGGAACTTACCGATCGCGTTATTGGATTCTTTGCAAAACGCGGAATATCGGAAGCCACACTTGCGCATTGGAAAATTGGCGAATCGGTAGAATATATGCCACAAGTTCAAGCCAAGCGCAAAACAATAAACTTCAATTACTATCGTGATGGGCGATTGATCAACGTAAAGTATCGCGATCGTGAAAAGAACTTTAAACTGGTTTCCGGTGCCGAACTTATATTCTACGGACTAGACAATATCAAAGATTCCGAACATTGCTACATTGTCGAAGGCGAAATGGATGCGCTTTCACTTCACGAAGCGGGTGTTTATTCCGTTGTATCCGTACCCAATGGCGCAACAAAAGGAAACCAACGATTGGAATACCTAGACAACTGCCATCAATACTTTAAAGACAAGAAACAAATCATTCTTTGCACCGATAACGACGATGCCGGAATTGCGCTTCGAAATGAACTTGCAAGGCGCCTTGGTCACCACAAATGCAAATACGTTGATTTCGGCGCGTTTAAAGACGCAAACGAGGTCTTGGTATCCCAAGGTTCGGAAACTTTACGAAAGTTGCTTAAAACGGCTAAAAACTTCCCCATTGAGGGTGTTGTGAATGTTCTTGATATATGGGATTCGGTTTTGAACTTTTCCGAACACGGAATTAAGAACTATTCAATGGGTGTTGGCGAATCGGATCAATACCTTAAAATTTCACTTGGCGAATGGTCGGTCGTTACTGGTATTCCCAATTCTGGAAAATCCGATGTGGTGGATCAAATTTGTTGCAATATGGCGTTACAACACGGTTTTAGGGTTGCCTTCTTTGCACCCGAATCATTTCCGTACGAAGGGCATATTAAACGCATCGCAAACAAACTAAACCAAGCCAATTGCACAAAAGAACAATTAAACGGTTCAAAAGACTTTATTGCCGACAACTTCTTCTTTGTAAAGATTGACCTTCAAAACTTAACATTACAATCCATATTGGATAAATTTCGGGAACTGGTTTTACAAAAAGGAATCAACGTTTGCGTGATCGATCCTTGGAATACACTTGACCACACGGCGCAACGTGATATTTCCTACGTTGGTCGAATGCTTTCGGAAATCACCCAATTCGTACAACAAACCAATACGCATTTATTTCTTGTGGCGCACCCACGAAAAATGGAAACCGAAAACGGTAAGTACATTGTTCCAACACCGTATTCCATATCCGGATCAAGCGACTTTTTCAATAAGGCGTACAATGCATTGACCGTTTATCGTTGCCTTGGTGAAGAAACCCATTTGGGTTCCGATGCCGTGGATATTCATATCCAAAAGGTCAAGCGAAAAGAAAACGGAAAACAAGGCGTATTTAAAATTGCACCGGACTTCAAGAACGGCGGGGCTTACAAGAATATCAACGAAACGGATCAACGAATTATTGTCGAAAAGCGTACATTTGAGGGGATTAGAAACAACTTACCTTTTTAACTTAACTATTATGGAAATTAATCTTTTAGATTTATTTAGTGGAATCGGCGGGTTCCATTTAGGTTTGGAAAAAGCCGGATTTAAAGTCAATTCATATTTTTCAGAAATTGACAAATACGCAATAGATGTTTATTCAAATAACTTTAAAAATTCAAATTATGTCGGATCAGTTGTCGATATTAGAGCAAACCAATTACCAAGAATCGATGCCATCACTTTCGGAAGCCCTTGCCAAGATTTTAGCCTCGCCGGAAAACGAAAAGGTCTTGAAGGGAGTAGAAGTTCCCTTATTAGCGAAGCAATTAGACTCGTCGATGAGTGCAGACCACGTTTTTTTATATGGGAAAATGTTAAAGGAACATTCAGCTCAAACAATGGCGCGGACTTTTGGGCAATTATCCAAGCGTTTACCAACCTTGGGGGTTATAGATTCGAATGGCAATTGCTTAATACGAAGTGGTTTTTACCCCAAAATCGCGAGCGAATCTACCTTGTCGGATATCTTGGAGATGGAAGTAGAGGACAAGTATTTCCTATCACAAGGAACAATGAATCGTTTGATGGGACAACTGACACAGCAAATACCTGTACAATCACGGCAAGATACAACGCAATCGGAACGGGAAGTTATATTAATGAATTGTACAAAGTTCCATCAGCCACAAAACAAGGATATGAAGAAGCAAGATTAGGTGATTCAATAAATTTATCCGTACCAAATTCTAAAACTAGACGAGGTAGGGTTGGCAAAGGTGTAGCACAAACTTTAGATACACAATGTAATCAAGCGGTGATATACGATGATTATAATAGTAAGATTAGAGAAGATGGAAATGTAGGAACATTGACTTGTAATATAGGTTCTAAAGCAAATAGAAATGGTCAAAAAGTCATTAAAGGAAATAAAATACGAAGATTGACACCAATAGAATGTGAACGATTACAAGGTTTTCCGGATGACTGGACTAAATTTGGTGAAACAAAAGGTTTAATTTCAGATAGTCAACGTTATAAAATGTGCGGAAATGCAGTAACAGTTGACGTTGTTGCCGCAGTAGCTTCAAATATCAAAAAACTTATATTTGAATAAAAAACAAATGGCACAATTCGAAATTCAAATCGCACCATTTTTCGGTTTATTAGCTGGCGTTGCTTATTCCAATGAAAACCTTTCTGGAATCGAAACTGAAGAAGATGACGTTCAACATTTCTTGCAATTCGCGCTTTTTCTGATTATGATCAACGTGGTTTGGTACACAAAAAAAGAAACGGATAATTCATAACTTTGCGTTATGGAATCGGACAAATCGGACACTATAAAAAAGAAATTACTTCAAGCCCTTGAAGATCACCACGGGATCATATCAACGTCTTGTAAGGCGGTTGGAATTGCTAGATCAACTTTTTACGAATGGATCGATAAGGATAAAGAATTCAAAAAGGCGGTCGATGAAATTCAAGACGTGGCGATTGACTTTGTGGAATCAAAGTTGTTTCAACAAATCGATGAAGGCAATCCAACTTCAACGATATTTTATTTAAAGACAAAAGCAAAACAAAGGGGATATGTAGAACGCCAAGAAATTGTTCACGATGGTAAATTAGAAAATACCGTTGTTGAATGGCGCGTTCACAAAGACGAAAATGGGGATAACGGTTGATTGTAATATTCAGTTCGAACAACTTCTAAAATCAAAAAAAAGGTTTAGGGTTCACCAAGGGGGTACAAGAAGCGGGAAAACTTACGCCATTTGCCAATACCTTGCTTACCTTTTGCGTTCTAGTGAAGAACCGCTTACCATTTCAATAATCAGGAAAACACTACCGGCTTTAAAGGGATCGGTTCAACGCGATTTCATTCAAGTTCTTGAACATTTAGGCGTGTACTACATTGGTACACATAACAAGGCGGAAAACACCTTTAAATATCGAAATCACTTGGTTGAATTCTTATCGATTGACGAACCGCAGAAAATACGCGGTCGAAAAAGGGATATTGCTTACCTAAACGAAGCGAACGAATTGAACATTGAAGATTTCCGGCAAATTAATATGCGTACAACTGGGTTTTTAATTCTCGATTTTAACCCTTCCGATCCGGTGCATTGGATTTACGATGAAATCATTCCGCGTGAAGATTGCGATACTTGGATTACAACCTACAAAGACAACAAGTTTTTATCGCCGGAACTGGTGTTTGAAATCGAACGAATGCGTGAACGCGATCCGGACTATTGGCGCGTTTATGGTGAAGGTTTGCAAGCGACCTATTCGAAGCGACAAATTTATTCCAACTGGCAATTTATTCCCGAATCGGAATTTCCCGAATTTGACGATCCGATCATTGGGCTTGACTTTGGTTATTCGAACGATCCAACTGCGGCGGTTCTAGTTCAAAAGAAACACGATAAATTGTACGTCAAGGAACTTCTTTACAATACGGGAATGACCAATAATGATATTGCCGATTGGTTGAAGTCGAACGGTTATGATCAAACCCTTGTGTATGCGGATAGCGCCGAACCGAAGTCAATAGAAGAAATTAAACGCCTTGGGTGTTGGATTAAGCCGGCAGTAAAAGGTCAAGGTTCGATTATGTCAGGTATTTCACTAATTAAGGAATTCGACGTTTACGCAACCGACGATTCCAAAAACTTGATGAAAGAATACCACAATTACTATTGGGAAGAATTAAAAGATGGAACGATCATAAATAAGCCATTAGATAAGATGAATCACTTGCAGGATTCGTTTAGATACTGCGTTTATTCGGCGTATTCAAAGCGCAATGACTTCTTTATAATATAGGCAAAACATAAATTTGTATTTTTACGAAAAATTTCCTTAATGGCATCAATACTCGATCGGTTTCGAAATTTAGTCACCAAGAACGCATCCAATACGGCGGCGGAATATAACAAAGCGATTTACAACTACCTTGGGCATTCCGTTTTGTGGAATACCGAAAACGATGACAACTATATTACCGAAGGTTATCGACGCAATGCAACGATTTATTCGTTGATTAATATCATAACAAAGGCGGCGACAACTATTCCTTTTATGGTTTATGAAAAGACCAAGGAATCGGAATACAAGCGTTACAAGGCAATGCAATCGGGTATCGCCGATCCTAGCGCTTTATACAAAAGCCAATTAATCAAAAAGAACGCACTTGTTGAACTCGAAGGTCACGAACTTCAAATGTTATTGGAAAACCCAAACAAGGCGCAATCGTATGCTTCTTGGATTTCCGAACTTATTGCATTTAGAAAACTAACCGGTAACGGATACATTTATGGTATTGCGCCGGATACTGGACTTCGCGCCGGTAAGTACAACGAAATGTACATAATGCCTTCACAAGTAATGGAAATCGTTTCAAACGGAATAATGGAACCCGTTTCGAAATACCGACTTGAATACAACGGTACTTATGAAATACCCGCAGATGCCATTTGCCATATTAAGGATTTCAATCCGTACTACGATGGAACTGGATCACACCTTTACGGGCAATCACCCCTTCGTGCCGGTTTCCGATCACTTACAACCAACAATGAAGCAATCACTACTGGTGTTAAATACCTACAAAATCAAAGCGCCCGTGGAATCCTAATGTCCGAAGAAGGTGATATTAACGAAGTACAAGCGCAACAACTAAAAGATAAATTCCGTAAGCAACACCAAGGTTCGAACAACGCGGGTGATATTCTTATTACACCGAAAAAACTATCGTGGGTGAACTTCGGATTAAACGCTTCGGATTTATCGCTTATCGAACAATACAATGCGTCGGTCAAAGATCTTTGTAATATTTATGGCGTACCGGTTCAATTATTGAATAACACCGATGCTTCGACTTACAACAATATGAAAGAAGCGAAAAAGGCGTTGTATCAAATGGCGGTTATTCCGGAACTTATGAAAATCCAAGACGAATTGAACCGTTGGCTTGCGCCGAAGTACGGTGACAAAATTTGTATTGAATTTGACTTTACGGCGATTCCCGAAATGCAAGAAGAAACCGAAAAGGTTGTTGATCAACTTGCGAAGGCTTGGTGGATCACACCGAATGAAAAGCGGGAAGTAATGAATTACGGAATGGATGAAGAAAACGAACAAATGAATAATTATTTCGTTCCTGCAAATTTGATTCCGCTTGAAGGCGATATGGATATGATCGCCGAAGCAATAATGCCCGAACCAGTTCAAGATGACGTTGAAGATGAAATCGAAACCGAATCAAAAGCGCTTAAAGCCGAAACTTATTCGGACTACCCACAAGGGGCAACCAATAACGCTAAAAGAATGCTAGAATGGCGCGAAAAGTACGGTCGCGATGTAGTTCAAGGCGGAACGCCCGTTGGTTGGACTAGAGCGAACCAATTAGCGAACCGCGAAGCATTGTCACTTGATACCGTTAAGCGGATCAATTCATTTCTAGCACGTCACAAAGATAACGCGGTGATTGCTGACGAATTCAAAAACGAACCTTGGAAAGATAAAGGATACGTTGCTTATAATCTTTGGGGCGGTGCCGCAATGGTATCTTGGGCAAAACGAATCGCCGAAAATGGATAACGATGCCGCTACCGAAGCCAAGAACAAACGAAAGCGAAAGCGAATTTATCGACCGGTGTTTGAACAATGCGGAAGTTCAAAACGAATTTCCCGAAGTCAATCAAAGAATCGCCGTTTGCAATAGTCTTTACCGACCACAAAACAAATCGTTGAATTATGACTTCGATGCTTTTGCAAATGGGTTACAACGAAAACGCGATATTGAGGAACGGAACTGGACAAGAAAATTCACCCGTTTTTATTTGGCGGAATACGAAAAAGGTATTCAACAATTTCTAGAATCCAATTCGATCAACGAACGTGGATTGTTTTCATTTGCGAAGTTTGAAGATTTAATGACCGAAATGTATATCGGTATGGGATGGGAATTTGCTTCGTTCTATATGCGAAACTTTACGCGGTATCAAACCAAGGCGGTATCGACCAACCCGAATCAACTTCGCGGAATATGGGAACAACAAATATTGCAATACGCAAAAGTGTATTCCGCTTCCAAGATTGTATTGATTCAAGGCACGGCGTTAGATAAATTAAAACGGATCACCCGCGCCTTTTTAAGTGATCCGGAATTTATGTCTTTAGGGATTCGGGAAAAGGCGGCGATACTAAACAATAAATTCAAACAAATTAGCCGATGGCAAGCGAAACGGATCGTACGAACCGAAACGACAACAATAAGCAATTATGCAATCGATCAAAGTGCAACTGCGATGTTTGCAAAAGACCAACTTCAAAAAAGGTGGGTGACAAGCGTTGATGGTTTCGAACGCGATGCGCATCGTTTAGTCAATGGCGATGTTAAACCATATAACCAACCGTTCATTGTAGGTGGCGAACCAATGATGAAAGCGGGGGAACCAACGGCAAGCGCCGCCAACCGCGTCAACTGCCGATGCGTTGTTGTAATGGTGCCGCACCCCGACGAATTCGGGCAATAAAAAATTTATTAATTTTGGGAAAAATAACTAATATGGAATTTTTGTACAAGGCTTCGCCAATGGGTGAATTACTAGATGCCGACGAATCGAAAGGCATCGTAAAAGGATACGGTTCTTATTTCGACAATAAGGATTCGGATTCTGATATTATTCGCCGTGGCGCCTATCAAAAAACAATTAAGGAAAACGGGCATCGTGTTAAGTATTTATATCAACACAATATGATGCAACCGATCGGGAAAATGTCCGAATTATATGAAGATGAAAAAGGACTTGTTTTCGTTGCGGAAATTCCAAAAACCACACTTGGTAAAGATGTGGTTGAACTTATGAAGGCGGGGGTGATCACCGAAAATTCGGTTGGTATTTTACCAATTGTAAAAGAAGATAAAGGCGACTACCGCGAAATAAAAGAAGTAAAACTTTTTGAAATTAGCGCCGTAACTTTGGCGGCTAATGATCAAGCCAAGATTCTTGACGTAAAAGGAACCAAGAACCTTGAAGAACTTTACAAGCGTTACGATAACATTGCGAAGCTATTGCGCAAAGGCGAAATTAGTGACGATATGGGTTACGCTTTAGAAGCCGAAATTTTGAAATTGAAAGCATTGTTTATTGATGCCACGAAGCCGATTGAAGAAATCACTTCGCCGGAAGTAACTAAAGCGGACAATTACGAAATCGAATCATATTTATTAGAAACCTTAAAAAAACGATTTTCATAAAATGGAAAACTTTAAAAATCAAATCGATGAATTAGGAAATATCATCGATGCTAAATTGGAGAAAGCCTACGGTCAAGCGATCGAATCGGCTACTGGTAAAGCGGATGAAATGCTTAAAGGTGAAATCAAAAACCTTACTGAAACTTTCAACGCTAGAATGGATGAAATGGAAGTTGCTCGCAAAAAACAATTCGAAGCTAGCAAGCCAAAATCATTCAAATCTTCACTTATCGAAGTTGTAAAGAATGGCGCCCTTGAATCAATGATCAAAGGACAATCAAACGGTGCGGCTTTCGAAATCAAAGCCGATATGACAACTGCCGCTGACTTCACTAACGAAGTTATCGCCGCAGACCGTGTTGCCGGTATCAAATACGATCCAACAAGATCACTTCATATGCGTTCAATCATTCCGGTTGGATCAACTTCTTCTGACGTTGTTCGTTTCGTAAAAGAAAGCGGATATTCTGACGGTGGTGCGGCTAAAGCCGAAGGTGCAACTTTAGGTCAATCGGATTTCGATCTTACTGCAACCGACGCTAACGTTCAAAAGTTAGGGGCGTATTTCAGAATTTCTGAAGAAATGCTTGCCGATACACCTGCGCTTGCTTCTTACATTTCTGTTCGTGCTTCTGAAAAACTTCTTGCACTAGAAGATAACCAAATCCTTAACGGAAACGGTACTGCGCCAAA